GTCTGGTCGCGGTCGGATGTCGATGAACTCATGGGGACGTTATGAGAGTGTTGATCGCTTGCGAGTACAGCGGCGCGGTGCGGGACGCCTTCCTGCGCGTTGGCCATTACGCCATGTCGTGCGATCTGCTGCCTTGTGAATCGTCAGCGTCAGGCGACCACTACCAAGGTGATGTCCGAAACATCCTTGACCACGACTGGGATCTGATGGTGGCGCACCCGCCTTGCACGCACCTCGCCGTATCGGGCTCGCGTCATTTCCACCGCAAGCAACGCGAGCAGGCCGAGGCTCTCGACTTTGTGCGGCTGCTGATGGCTGCACCAATCCCTCGCTGGTGCATCGAAAACCCGGTGAGCGTGATCAGCTCAGCGATCAGGCCGCCGGATCAGATCATCCAGCCTTGGCAATACGGCCACGGTGAAGTCAAGGCCACCTGCCTCTGGCTCAACAACCTACCCAAGCTCCGCCCTACTCAATGCGTTGGCGGCCGTGAGGCACGGGTGCATCGCATGCCACCAGGGCCTGATCGCTGGAAAGAGCGCAGCCGCACCTTCCAAGGCGTTGCTGATGCCATGGCGGCTCAGTGGGGAACTGCAGCGCTGCCACCGATCACCGAGCAGCTTCCCCTGCTTGTTACGTCTTGCTAAGGCTTCCTAGCCCTCTTGCCATAGGCTAGCCTATGGGCTATATTGAAGAGGTCAGGGGGCGACCCCACCCGCATCCACCTCATGTACTACATCGCTCGCAACACCCTCGCCGTTACCGGCCCGATGCCCAAGAAGGCCGCTTTGGCGCTCTGGGAAGCCAACAAGGCCACTGATGGTGCCCGCTACCAGCTCTGCAAGGAAACCGGCAGCATCAATCCCGTGGTCGTGATGGATCTGGCCTGATCGACTTCTTGGCTTATCAGCCCCCGCTGGGGGCTTTTTTAATGCCTGCCTGCTGCTGATCAGCCGCCGCTAGTCCACCAGCGCCCCATCCCGTGGCACTCTTGATCCGCCGGGATGGCCCGAATACAACACCCGCAAGGGAAATCAGGGCAGGAGCATGCGGCTCCATCGGAATCCCGGCACCCTCTTCGCTAGCCACCCTTGACGCCTAACGTTGGCTAGCCTATTGTCGTGATTACGGGGGCGACCCCACCGCATCCTTCCCATGAACCCTCTCTGCACGGTTCTCCCAGACCTCCCCTCCTCCACTACAGACTGGGCTGAGCGCTACCTCTTCAACAGCGCCATCCTCTCCGACTACTGCCACGAGGAAGAACTCGACGATATGCACGCCACCTTCTTGGCGGCCGGCATCCCCTACACCGTCCAGTTCCGCCCCGGCACCCCTGACCCCCAGCCCTACGACTGGGCCGGCGAATGCCTCAGCGCAGCTGATCGCAACTCCTTTGCTTGCTTCCAGTGACTAGCCCTAACGAGCAGCAGCTGGCTTTCCTGCTGGAGCAAGCCGTCACCAACGACATCCACGAGGAAGACGCCGCCGACTTCCTCGACGACCACGGCATCCCCTGCTTTTCCCACAACCGTCAAACCCTCATCACCCTCGCCTACCGCAACGGCTGGAGACCCAACCCATGACCTCCCCCTCTCTTCCTCCCTTCATCACCCGCACCACACGCCGCACCTACTCCCGCACCGCACCTCTCCAAGCCGTGCCCTCACGTCCGCACCGCAAACCCTCCAAGCCCCAATCCTTCCTTGAGCGTCATGGCGATCTCATCACTTTCCTCTGGACTTGCATCCTCATCGCAGCCCTCGTCTACACCGCCTTCTCTTGAACCGCTGCTAGAAGAACTCACCAACCTCGCCATCAGTGAGAAAGCGATCCAAGCCCGACGCCAAGAACTCCTTGACCTATTGGATCAACTGGTGGAAGCGGGTGAAGCAGAGGAGCAACTCGCGTGGAACGACTGCAAAATCACTCGCCGTAGCCGCAAGTCCTACACCTATCCCGCTCACATCCTTGAGCAACGCGAGCAGCTCAAGGCATCCGAACGACTTTCACTCGCCTTGGGCGAGGCCACGGTAACCATCAAACACTTCTGGGAAGTCCGCACCGCATGAAGACCAAGCTCAAAGCCTCCTCCCTCCCCATCACCCTCACCGCCTACCAACGCGCCATCGACGCCGCCGCTCGCACCGTCTCTGGCATCCCCCGCGCTCAACTCGAAGCCATCGTTGCCGCCGCTATCACCGCCATCGGCAAACCAGACCATGACGACAAAGCGGCCTGAATACCAACCCTGTCGCCTCGTCTCCCTCTGCGGTCAATACCTCACCGTTAATGGCACCTTCTCCGCAGACCCTGCCCGCGCTCTCACCGCAGAGCGCTGGTATATCGAACGACAGCAGCAACGCATCAACACCGCCACCATCATTCTCCGCGCCTAGCGCCATCACCTTCGATGTGATCGGCATGGAAGCCGCCACGCAAGGCTCCAAGCGCGCCATGCCTAACGGCATCATGCTCGAAACCAACAAGCGCCTACGCCCCTGGCGCTCGCACATCACTGACGCCGCACTCGCTACCAACTACCCCCTCACCACAGCACCCGTCTCTATCTCCATCACCTTCCGTTTCCTACGACCCAAGGCTCACTTCAACAAGTCCGGTCTATCCCCTAAAGCACCACTCCACCTAACCTCCAAACACAAAGGCGACATCGACAAGCTCTCCCGTGCCGTGCTTGATGCCCTCACTGGCACTCTTCTTCACGACGATTCTCAAGTGGTTCAACTATCCGCCCACAAGCGCTACACCACACCAGAAGAACGTCCAGGTGCCCTCATCACCATCATCCCCCTCACGGCAACTTAAGCTAGCCAGCCTTGGCACCATGGAACCGTGGTCCGTTGTCGCTGAATACCCCTACACCGGCGAACCATTCGGCCTTGTCTTCAATGACGACTCCACCATGGCTGAAGCTGAATACATCGCTCGACAACTCCTCGCTACCTTCCGCCTCACCGGCCTCTACCTCCCCTCCTCCTCACAAGACAACCCCGAAGGCAACTACCTCTTCCTCTTCACCATCGAGCCTGAAACCATCCCCCGCATGGGCACCATCTGGGCCTACGGCGTCGACGACGCGGAACTCCGCCTGAACGTCCTAGCCTCCGATGGCACGCTTTTCATGCCCTCCCCCGGTTAAACTCCGGCCATGGCAAATATCTCAGACCTAAAGTTCGACCATAAGAATGCACGCAAGCGCACTGATAGTTCTGCACGCCTAATACAAGAATCCCTGCAGCGCTACGGTGCCGCACGCTCCATCGTCATCGACGAAGAGAACCGCATCCTAGCCGGTAACGGCACCATCGAAGGTGCCAAGGCACTAGGGCTAACGAAGCTCAAGGTGGTTGAAGCCGCAGGCGACGAGATCATTGCCGTTCGCCGCTCTGGCCTATCCGAAGACGACAAGGTAGGCCTAGCCCTGGCCGACAACCGCGCTGCTGAACTCTCTGACTGGGATGCCGAGATGCTGCAGCAGCTCAGTGAAGAGCACGACATAGCCCCGTGGTTTGAGCAGGAAGACTTGGATGCCCTGCTGCAGGAAGCGGAGCAGCTAGAGCCCGTCGAAGGCAATACCGACCCTGATGAGGTGCCTGAGGCACCTGAAGACCCGATCACCAAACCTGGCGACCTTTGGATCCTCGGCAATCATCGCCTCCTCTGCGGCGACTCCACCAACATCCAGCACATCGAACGCCTCATGGATGGGCAGAAGGCGGACATGGTGTTCACTGACCCGCCATATGGGATGAACCTCGATACCGATTATTCAAAAATGGGTACGTCAACCAAGACGTACAAGCAGGTTCACGACGACGACAAGCCTTTTGATGCAGGAGCGATGATGAAGCTCCTCCCAGCTCCTGTCTGGTACATCTGGGGCGCTGATTATTTCTGCAAGTCCATTCCGCTCTGGGAGCAAGGCTCAACCCTCATCTGGGCTAAAGCTCACTCTGAAGACGAAAACAAGGTCTACGGCTCCTCTTTTGAAGTCTGCTGGCGTTTCCCTAAAGCCAAGAAAGAACTCTGGTTCGTTCGTCGCATCCATATGACCGATGAACACCTAAAAGCCCATCCGACTCAAAAGCCCTGCGAACTCCCAGTCAGGGCTATTGAGAAAGACTCCAAACTAGGTAATCTCGTTGTTGACCTTTACGGCGGCTCAGGCACCACTCTTATTGCCTGCGAGAAGACCTCCCGCCACTGCCGCATGATGGAACTCGATCCCGCCTACTGCGACGTGATCGTCAAGCGCTGGGAAGACTTCACCGGCAACACCGCCATCTGCCAACCCTCCAACGCCCACTTCACCCCGGAGCCGCAGGAGGCCTTCTAATGGCAGCCAAAGGCACCACTAAGGCTGAAACCGAACTCCGCGCTCAACGCTTTGCGCGGATCATCGCTACCGGTGGCCGTAGGTCGGACTGCATCCGCTATGCCAAGGAAAACTGGGGGGTCACAGAAGACACCTGTGACAAATACCTGCGCATGGCGCGGGACCAGATGAAGGCTGACTGGGACATCGAACGCCCCCAGATGATTGCCGACCTGCTCTCTCAGTGCTCCACCCTGCAACTGGAGGCACGTCGCGCTGGCCAATATCACATCGCTCTTGGTGCCATCAACACCGCTGCCAAACTCGCGCAGCTCTGCTCGTGAGCATCCTTGCTGCCGTCAGCGGTGGATCAGTCTTAGAGCCGCCGCAACCGCTGAAGCTCGACCTCGACTTCACGCCGCTCAAGGACTCGCTCTATACCTCCCTCACCGACGCCCAGCGGCAGGTCTACGACGCCTCCACGCGCTTCACCTACCTCTGCTCCGGTCGTCGCTTCGGTAAGACCTACCTCTCCCTCACGCGCCTCATCACCTGGGGCCTTGACCTTCCGGGCGGCCTCTTCTACTACGTGGCACCCACCTACCGCATGGCCAAGCAGATCGCTTGGGTGCAGCTCAAGCAGATGGTCCCCCCAGAGATCTTCTCCCACAAAAACGAAACCGAGCTATCGGTCCACTTGGCCAACGGCAGCACGATCTTCCTCAAGGGTGCCGAAGATCCAGATCGCCTCCGAGGGGTATCCCTCTCCGGCTGTGTCGTCGATGAAGCCGCCTACGTGCGGGAAGACGCCTGGACAATGGTGCTCCGCCCTGCGCTTTCCGATCAGCAAGGCCCAGCCTGGTTCACCACCACACCAGCGGGCCTGAACTGGTTTGCCGAAGCCTGGGATGCCGCTGACGACGACCCGGATGCTTCCACCTTTACCTTCAACACCCTTCAAGGCGGCCAGGTCAGCGCCGATGAAATCGAAGCCGCACGTCGCACCCTTGACCCGCGCACCTTCTCTCAGGAATACGAAGCTTCCTTCGTCAACCTCGTTGGCCGCGTGGTGCCTGACTTCAGCGATGACAACATCCGCGACGACCTAGCCGACCTCGGCGGTGAGCTGATCGTCTGCGCGGACTTCAACGTCTCACCCATGCACTGGATCATCGGCCAGAAGGTCGGCGATCAGCTGCATTGCTTCGACGAGATCCACATCCGCGAGACGCATACCGATGAAGCAGCCTCCGAACTGCTGCGCCGCTACCCCGACCGCACGATCCGCGTCTACCCCGACCCCACCGGCCATGCCCGGAAGACTTCGGCGGGTGGCAAGACCGACCACGGGATCCTCCGCAGCCGTGGCCTCTGGGTCTCAGAAAACAAGCGCCCGTACATGCAAGACGACAAGCGCAATGCCATCAACGCCATGGTCTGCGATGCCAATGGCAACCGGCGTCTGTTCATCCACCCGCGCTGCAAGCAGACGATCAAGAGCCTGCGCAACCTGACCTTTAAGGAAGGCACCAACATGCCAGACAAGGATGGCGGCTGGGACCACGGCTGGGATGCGCTGTCCTATGGCGTGATCGGTGTATTTGACCCGGTGCATCCCTGGAAGAGCACGACTGGCAAGGCGGTGCGCGGCGTGCGGCTGTACTGACTGGCGCTAGCCACGTCGATAGGCTAGTGTTGAGCAGTCGGGCAACCGACGCACCATTTCATCACTGCCATGACAACCACCCTCGCGTGGGTGGCGGTGATCCTGCTCTTCCCGCTCATCCTCCTGCTCTGGGCTACCGAGTCCCAGCAGCAGCGCATCCGCCGTCTGCACACTGCAGGCCTGAGCCAGACCAAGATCGCCAGCCGCCTCAATCTCTCCCGTTATGCCGTCAGGAAAGCTTTAGCCGCTCCGTAAGCCACCGGAAACCTAGCCGTAGAGTTTGCCTCCCTAATGGCCCGTTCCTACAAGCGTGACAAAAACGGTCGTTTCGCTGGTGGCGGCGGCGGTGGTGGTGGTGGCGGTGGCGGGAAGCTGGGTAAAAGCGCGAAGAACGAAAGCGCACGCGCTAAATACAAAGAAGCCAGCGGCAAGGCTCGTGAGCTGACCAAGATGGCCAGCAACGTTGCCAGCAATCCCAAGTCTTCTGCTAAGGAAAAAGCGTTCTGGAATCGTCAGGCTGGCGGTGCAAAGTCCGGCCTAACTCGCGTCAGCAATAACCTGAGCGGTAAAGGTAAAAAGTCGGCATCCTCTGGAGTGGCGGCTGCCCGAGCTGCTGGCCGCGCCAAAGGTTCTGCAATGGCCAACAAAGCCAGTGCTCGCAATGCCGCTCTTGATGCCAAGGCCGCAGCCTATGGCGGTGGCAAAGCCCCTTCCCGTCGTCGTCGCAAGTGATCGGTTGTTGATCGCCCTTACCTGAGCTGCCGTGCATACCCTCGCTGCCACCACCAACCTGAACCTCGCCTTGACCACCATCAAGGATCTGCAGGTTCACGATCCTGGGATTCCGTGGCAGCGCATGGAACCTCGCTGGCGGCTCATTGAGCAGCTCAGCCTTGGCACCCTCGGCATGCAAGCTGCAGGCCGCCGCTACCTGCCGCAGGAACCGAAGGAAGACGACGAGAGTTATCAAGCACGCTTAGCCCGTTCGGTCTGCCCGCCTTACACGCTGCGCCTAGAGCAGATGCTGGCCGGCATGCTCACCCGCAAGCCGGTGCGGCTGGACAACGTGCCCGACGTGATCCAGCAGCACCTCTATGACGTGGATCTGAGCGGTGCCGATCTGAACGTCTACCTGCAGGATCTGGCGCGGAAGTGCATCCGCTACGGCCACGTTGGTGTGCTGGTGGACTTCCCTCGCGGTGATGAAGGGGATGACACCCCAGTCACGGACTTCAGCCGCCCGTACTGGGTCAGCTACACGCCCCGCGACATCCTTGGCTGGCGCACGGATGTGGTGAACGGCAGCCAGCAGCTGACGCAACTGCGCCTGCGCGAGCAGGTCGTCGTGCCTTACGGCGAGTTCGGCGAAGAACTCGTGGAGCAGATTCGCGTGCTCGAAATCGGCCGCTTCCGTCTCTACCGCAAGCAGGCATCCAAGAACCGCGACTGGGAGCTGATTTCCGAAGGCACCACCACCCTCGATCAGATTCCCTTCGCGGTGGCCTATGCCAACCGCACCGGCATCCTCGAATCCACCCCGCCTCTAGAAGAGGTGGCCTGGCTGAACCTCAAGGCCTACCGCTGCGAATCCGATCAGGCCAACATCCTCCACGTCGCTGCAGTCCCCCGTTACAACCTCTTCGGCGTGCCCGCCGAGGTGGATGAGCTAGAGGCTGGCCCCAACTCGGCCATGGCCTTCCCGGTGGATGCCCGCGCTGAGTTCACTGAACCCACTGGCACCAGCTATCAAGCCCGCTTCACTGAGCTGGATCGCATCGAGAAGCAGATCGCGGAGCTGGGCCTAGCAGCCGTGCTCGGTCAGAACATGACCAACCAAGCTGCCGAATCCAAGGCCATTGAACGCAGCCAAGGTGATGCTGCCCTGCAAGCAGTCGCCATCGGCCTGCAGAACCTGATCGACAGCTGCCTGCAATTCCACGCCGCCTACCTGAACCTGCCCACCTCCGGCAGCAGCATGGTGAACAACGACTTCGTGGCCCGCACCTTGGAGCCCGCCCACGTCGCCGAGCTGATCAAGCTGCGGATGAATGGCGACATCACTCAAGAAACGCTGCTAATCCAGCTCGCTGACGGTGAGTGGCTCTACGACGATTTCAATGTGGACGCCGAGATTGAAGCCACGCAAGCGCAGCAAGCACAACGCTTGGACGCGCAAGCCGCACAGCTTGATGCCAACCTCCAGCAGTTGAATTGAACCGCTAGCGAGCGCTAGTTATACTTTCAGCGATACATCGTTTGTTGCTGTTTTGTCTGACGATCTCGATCAGCAAGAGTCACCGAGCCAATCCTCGGTTGATGCTTCTGCGCTGCAGTCGAAGATTGAGTCCCTGATCCAGCACAACCAAAAGCTGGAGCGCCAACTCGGCCAGGCCAAAGACAAGCTGCGGGCACTGCCGGATGGTGTGGACGTTGATGGGCTGATCAAGTTCAAACAGGAACACGAGCAGGCGCAGCTGGAGCAACAGGGCAAATACGCCGAAGCACGGCAAGCCCTTGAAGCGCAGTTCCGTGAGCGCGAATCACAACTGCAGCAGCG